TATGCAACAAGAGTGGACTACAAAGTTAATGAATGACGATAGCTTCACAGATGCAATACCATCTAACCAAGCAGACTTTGTTGCACTTGTAACTGCGAGAAGTGATTATACAACTCGTAAGCAAAGAGATGATGCTAGTAAAATTGGAGAGTAAGTAATGACCAAAGCAGCAGAATTAGCAAAGATGGGTGAAGTCATAACCAATAGTCAGATTGGTGGGCGAAGGAATATTCTTATAAATTCAGCAATGCAAGTGGCACAGAGAGGTACTTCTTTGGCAATGGCACACGATGGCACAAATTCTGATTTTTTAATTGATAGGTGGAGAACTGCATTTAATGCTATTGACGAATTAGATGGCACTTATTCACAAGTTGCTGACCACCCTTTAGGTGGTACTGGAACATCATTAAAATGGACAACTGGAACAGCAGAAAGTGCAATCGCTTCGGATGAGTATGGATATATAGGGCAGATAATTGAAGCACAAAATTTACAACATCTTCGCTATGCAACTTCTAATGCTGAAACAATTACATTATCTTTTTATGTTAAGTCTTCTATAACTGGAACATTTGCTGTTGGTTTTTACAAATCAGATTCTACTGGTAGAATATTTAACAAAACATATACAATAAATTCTGCTAATACTTGGGAGAAAAAAACATTAACAGTTGTTGGTGACACAGACTCAGGTGCTGGAATTGTCAATGACAGTGGTCAAGGTATTTGGGTGTCTTGGCATTTAGGGGCAGGCAGTGATTATAGTAGTGGTGATTCAACATCAGGTTGGACTGACTATGCTAATAATAAATGGGCAAGTGGACAAGCAACTAATGCTGTTATGACAACGGCAGGTGCAACATTTCAAATAACTGAATGTCAACTAGAAGTAGGCTCACAAGCCACACCATTTGAGCATAGGTCATTTGGGGAAGAACTAGCTTTGTGTCAGAGGTATTATTTATTAGTTGGTCAAGGAGATTTAAATCCAATTTGCAATGGGCAAGCATATAGTAGTACTGTTATTTATGGAGTTTATCCTTTTCCAGTTGAAATGAGAACATCTCCATCCTTAGAACAAACAACAGGAACTAATTATTATAGATTTCTAAGGAATGGTACGAGTGATTTTTTTAATGAATTAGAAATTGAAGTTAATAAAACAACAAGAGCAGTAGAATTTCATGTTGATTCAGGTGTGACTAACACAGCAGGTCACGCAGGTTTTATAAGAACGGCTGATGCTTCAGCGTATGTGGCATTAAAATCAGAACTATAAGGGTAATATTATGAAGATAAATACAGTAAAGAAAAAAATAAGTCCTATAACAAATGAACTTAGCACTTATAAGGTCACACTTTTAAACAGCAACATAGTTTTATCTGTACCACTAGACCCTGCAAACACAGACTACCAAGCAATCCTTGAATGGGTAGCTGAAGGCAACACAATAGCTGATGCAGACTAAGGATGAAAATGAGTATGCAACCTGAACTAAAAGTACAACTAGAGCTTGATGCACACGAGAAAGAATGTGCTATCAGATATCAGATGGTCAATGACAAGTTAGAAGGCTTAGACAAAAGAATGTGGCGAATAGAAGCTATGTCTATGGTGGGAACTTTAGGTGTGGTAGCTTTAGTAGTCGCAATAGTAATGAAGTAAGGATAAGAATACATGGCAATGTTTAAAGGCTTTAAGCCACAGGGATTACAGAAGATAGCTTCACGTATGGGTTATGCAGGTGAGATGGAAAAGTTTGATGACTACCTAAAAGAAAACCCTGACAAAGAACGTGAGATGATTGTGTATAGAGCTAAAGCACAACAGATGGCTCGTGGTGGTTCTGTACGTAGGTTTGCTGAAGGTGGTGATAACTTGGCTGCACCACTTACAGGTATAGATGATGTAGTTACAACAATGCCTGTTAACCCTTCAATAAATCCACCTAACTTACCACCTGTTACACCTAAACCTCAAGAACAATCCTATGTACCCACACTAGGCACAGGAGATGGTCAGGTAGATGCTTATGGTGATATAGCTACTACTACGTATGATGAAGAAGGTAATCCTGTAGAAGGCACTAGACCTGCTACAGTAACAGATGTAACTGCAAAACTAGCACAGACAGGTGCTATACCTGTAGGTGCTGTTACACAACCTGAACTAATACAACAAAATGAAAATCAATTAGTTGCTACAGGCACAGGTGAGGTAGGAGATGCTACTGATGTAACTACATCTACTGCTGATACAGCACAGGCTGACTCTGCTCAACAGGTAACTGCTAATACTGTAACATCAACAGATGTAACTCCTGATATAAGGACAGCAGTAGAAGCTAATACGGCAGCTCAACTAGACCCTGATGACCCAAAAGCAAAGATTACAGCAGCTCAACAGACAACTTCTAGTGTAGGAGATTTAGATGCCGCACAGGGTAATGCCATATTAATGGAAAACCCTATGCAGAGGGAAATACAAGATGGTGAATTAATTGATGGTGTAGCCGATGCAGAGAAAGCATCTAAGTATACAGAACAGATACAAGCCGCCACTGCTACCCCTTCAGAAAAGGCTACTGTTCAAGGGCAACTAGCAGGTCTTACTGCTAACTTTGATGCCAACAATCCACCACCGTGGGCAGCAGGAACATTAAGAGGTATTCAGGCACAGATGGCTGCTAGAGGAATGGGTGCATCTTCAATGGCAGGACAAGCCATGATACAAGGTGCATTAGAATCAGCACTTCCTATAGCACAGGCTGATGCAGCAACAACAGCAAAGTTTGAGTCACAGAACTTATCTAATAGACAACAAAGAGCAATGTTAGCAGCAGAACAGCGTGCAACATTTATAGGTCAGGAATTTGACCAAGCCTTCCAAGCAAGAGTGCAGAACTCTGCTAGGATAGGTGACATAGCCGATAAGAACTTTACTGCTGAACAAAATATTGCCTTAGAGAATAGTCGTGCTGTAAATACTATGAACTTACAAAACTTAAGTAATAGTCAGGCACTAGTCATGGCAGAAGCTGCAGCTCTTACACAACTAGATACTACTAACTTAAATAACAGGCAACAAGCAGCAGTTAATAATGCTAAGTCGTTTATAGATATGAATATGGCTAATTTAACTAATGAACAACAAACTGCTTTATTTAATGCAGAAGCTATTAACACAGCACTGTTAACAGACCAAGCTGCTACAAATGCTGCAAATCAATTTAATGCTACTTCTCAGAATCAAACAGACCAATTCATGTCTAATTTAGCAAGTCAGATATCACAATATAATGCTACACAAAGAAATGCACAAAATCAATTTAATGCAGGAGAAGAGAATACTGTAGGAAGATTTAATGCTGAGGTAAATAATCAACGTGACCAATTTAATGCTAATAACCAATTAGCTATTGCACAGAACAATGCAGTGTGGAGAAGAGAGATTGCCACAGCAGATACTGCCGCAGTTAATCGTGCCAATGAATTAAATGCTAAAGCAGTGTTAGATGTATCTAATGTTCAATATGATAACTTGTGGAACTATTATGCTGATACTATGGAATGGGCATGGAAAAGTTCAGAAAGTGAATTTGAAAGAATAAAGGATATGACTGTTGCTAATATTAGTGCAGATGCACAAAAAGAAGCATCCGAAAGAGCAGCTTCAAGTAGCAGAGGTTCTGCTGTAGGTAGCTTAGTTGCTACACTTGGTGCAGCAGCTATTAAAGGTTCTTTTGGTATAAGTTAAAATAAAAAAGGAAGAAAAATGCCACTAACAAATCCTTCACAACAATTATATGGAAACATGAAAGCATTAACAGCTAGACTGAGGGAATCTAACTCTAATAAAGTTAGTTCTAATACCAAAAATGATGGTATTATGCTAAGACGTTCAATGCCAAATAATGCAAAAAATAATACAGATGAAAATAAAGAAACTGTAAAAATAGCTAAAATACTAATGAAAATAGAGGATGAACGTAATGGAACAGCCTAGATTAGATGCACCTAGAGCAGGTATGGCAATGACCCATGAGTTAGGTGCTAGACCTTGGCAACAACCTGCAAAACTTACTACTACAGATGAGGTGGTTCAAGACTACCTGACTCGCATGCAAGATGATTCTTTTGTAAAGCAATTAGTAGGAGTATTAGAGTCTGGTGTACCAGTAACCACAATAGCTAACACTATACAATTATCAGGTGTTATGGAAGGCAGACATAGTATTGATACAGGTATGTTAGTTATACCTGTACTAATGGAAATGATGATGCTAATTGCTGATAAGGCAGGTATTAAGTACAATACAGGCATGGAAAGAGATAAAAAAATTGAAACAGAAGATTCAACAATAGCATCTGTGCTAGAGGAGTTGGAAAGAGACTTAAATAAAGATTCTAGTGATACAACTAGTGAAGAAGAGGAGCAGTCTGTTGAAACAGAGAGTGAGCCTATGGGTTTAATGGCTAGGAGAGCAGGATGAGTTTTTGGGGTGGATTTGTAGAAGGCTTTGCAACAACTGCTAAAGAAGAGATAGATTTAGATGTTGCTAAGACTGATAAAATAGTAAATGATACTGTTAAGATTGGTGTTCAGAAAGCTCTTGATACACAAGAAGAAATAAAAAAAGATAAGAAAAGAATTAAGAGTGAACTAGAAATGCTAGTTGGCGTTGGGTTTAGTCTGCCTAAAGCTGCTTCTATTGCCAAAGCAGGTTTATCAAGCACTATGGCTAAGTTAGCCTTAGACACAGACTATAAAGGTAAGGCAGATGGATTGTGGGATGGCACAACTAAGTTTGCACAAGATAATAAATTAACTATTCAAGATGTGGTCAATAAGCTGTCTTATCAGCCACCACTTGATTATGGTAATTTAAAGGTAGGCTCAACTCAAAATAGTCTTTTAGCTGCAATAGGATTATCACCTAATATTGACAGTAGAATACAATCAGGAATAAAAACTAGAGTGGGTACATTAGATACAGGAGTAGATAGAAGCGATATAAATATACTTCCGGGTAGTTTGCCTACTTCAGTTAGGTCACAGTTTGATACTGATAAAAATATGACGATAGACCAAAGAATACTTCAATTAGAGGAACTAAAGTTTAGTGAAAAAGGATTAACAAAGCCACAAGATGCTCTTTTAAATAGATTGATTCGTATAAAAAATCCAAGTTTTGATAAACTTATAGCAATTAATCAAGGTGGTGGTTCTAAATTACCGATAAACCAATCTTTAATAAAAGAGTTATATGATAAAGCTAAGAATGGAGATAGAAAAGCTGAAAGTGAATTAAATACAGAAATAGCTAGAATAACAAAAGATTATGGTAAAGATAAAGTTAATAATTTGCTAGATAGCTTAGATTAAAAGGTAATACATATGTCTGTATTAGATAGATTGCGTGAAACTGCAAACAAAGTTGATGATGAGAATATTAATAAACCAGTATCATTGTTAGATAAATTACGTGAAACTGCAAATAATACAGAGACACGTGACCCCATAGCCAAGATGAATGATAACATTCAACTTAAAGAAAGACTTGCCTATGAGGAAGAACAGAAACTAGAATCAGAAGAAGAACCTACATTTGGCAGTGAGACATACAGAGCATTAGTGGGTGGAACTAGGGATGCAGCACAAGGAGTGCTTAACCTACAAGATTACTTAACTGATAAACTAGCTGAGAAACTTAAGTACTCTATAAAGTTTGGCGATGATGATGGAGAAGTTAGTCTTAGTGATTTTGTTCCTAACATTAAAAAGTTAGAGTCAGATGAAGAGGTGCAAGAATATACTTCAGATGACCCATTACAGCTGCCTGAAGTAGATAAGAATGAAACTATTGCAGGTCAAATAGCACGAGACTTAACACGTTTTGTAGTAGGTACTGTTGTATTTAGAGGAGCTAGAGTAGGTTTATTAGCAAAAACACCTAAAGTAGGTAAGGTATTCAAAGACCCTAAAGGTCCTATAAAGAAGTTTGGTGTTAATGTGCTAGATGGTGTAGGTGGCTCTCAACTTGTATCAGCAGGAGATGAAGGCAGATTAACTGACATCTTAGCAGAGATACCTGAACTAACAGAAGTTCCGGGTGTAAATGATGCTATTGAAGCACTTAAATCTAATCCAAAGGATACAGAATTACAGTCAAGATTTAAAATGGCTGCTGAAGATGCTATACTTGCTTTCCCTGTAGAGATAGGTGTTAGAGCAGCTAAGTTATTATTTAGAGGTTCTAAAGACCCTATAAGAAAAGAACTAGGTAAGACTATATCTAAAGATACAGATACAGCAGTAGGACAAGAAAAAGCTGTCAATCAAACTGTAGACTTATTAGAGGATACAGGAAATTCCAAAGCATTGTTACCTGACCCATTATTTGATGAAGCCAATATAGGCAGTGCTAACTTAAAGATAAAGTTTACAAATAAAGAAGGTAAAGAACTATTTGAAACTGTCAATGATGGTGTTGAAGATATGGTTGATAATATCTTTGCTTCAAATAAAGATATAAAACTTGGTGCTAAAGCTACAGGAACTAGAGCATCTAATGAAGAAACGCTTAAAAGAGCAAAAGAATTAGGCTTAGGTGAAGACAACTTTGAGCAGTTTTTTAAAGCAGCAGGTAAATCAAGTACGCCTGAGTATGCAACTGCAGCAAGAATGTTATTTATTGCATCTGCTGATAAAGTTAAATCTATAGCAGATTTAATTGCTTCAGGTAATGGTGGTACACAGGCACAAGGACAACTAGCTAAGGCAGTTGTTAGACACAGAGCTATACAAGAAAAGCTATTAAACTTAAAAGCAAATGCAGGTAGGACATTACAAGCGTTTAATATACCTGTAGGAAGCAATAGCGACATAAGAAATAAACAGATTAGTGAATTGACTGCAGCAGTATTGGGTGGTGATATATCTTCTGTCAATAAAGCAGTTCAAAATTTAGCTAATAACACAGATGAGACACTAAACAAATTACTCAAAGATAAATTTACAGATACCAATACAGATAAGATAAATCAATTAATATATTTCAACTATCTATCCTCTCCAAGTACATACCTAGTGAACACAGTAGGTAACTTAGCTACACAACTATATGAGAACTTAATAGTAACCCCTGCAGCAGCAGTTGTTGGTGCAATAAGGTCTCCTTTCCTCAAAAAACCTAAAGATAAAGTTTATTTACGTGAATTTGTAGGTAGAAATGTTGGTGCTAGTGCATCGCTTTTAAATGCTGCCAAGAACTTCCTTAAAACCTTTAAAGATGGTGATTTACCACCGGAACTAAAAAGAATGAGTAGAAGTGAATATGAAGAAATAGTAGGTACAGGTTCTAAACAGGGTGCAGGTATTGGTAGGAAAATAGTGAGTGGCGTAATAAGAACTCCGGGTGCTATATTATTAGCTACAGATGCACTTTTTAAAACTATAGCTAAGTCATCTTTTGTGTATCAACAGGCTTATAGAGGTGCAGCTAAAAAAGGATTAATGCTAGGAACAAAAGAACATAGTGAATTTGTATCTAATGTAATTAAGAAGACACCTGCTGAACTAGAAAAAGCGGCACTTGAAGATGCGGCTAGAGTTACATTTACTAAAGATAATAAGATTGCATCACAGGTTGCTAAGTTAAAACGTATACCTGTTATTGGTAACATAACTGCTACTTATCTACCTTTCGTTAGGACACCCTTAAATCTAGCAGGTTACTCTTTAACTAACTCGTTCTTTGCATTAGCAAATCCTGCTATCCGTAGAGCTATTGCAAAGGGTGGAGCAGAAGCAGATGAAGCTATAGCAAGAGTTATTGCAGGTTCAGGTGTAATAGGATTAGGAACTTACTTAGCATCTGAAGGTGTTGTTTCAGGAACAGGTGATGGTTATAAACTAGACATGGTTAAAACCCAAGGTTTAGGCTATCAAGATAAAGCAGTAACTATTGGTAACAAATCATATACTTATAATCGTTTTGACCCATTTGCTACACCTATAGGATTTGGTGCAGACATATATATGATATATAAAAAAATGGGAGCTATTAAAGATACTGATAAATATGCAAGTATGGAAAAGTATTTAAATACTGCTGTATCAATGACTGCTTCTTCGGCTTGGTCAAATATAGCTGATAAAGCTATGTTAACAGGCATAGCTCAACTGTCTAAAGACATAGACCAATTCGCTAAAGCAGTAGAAGGTGGAACAAATACATTTGATTATGCATTAAATAAGTTTTCAACTCAAGCTGCTAGAGCTATGACACCAAATATTTTAAGGTCTTATGGTAGAACTAGTGACCCTTTTGTAAGAGATACTTATACAGCATTAGATGTTATAAGAGATTCAATACCTTTTATTAGGAGAGACTTACCTATTAGGCATGATATGTTTGGTAGAATAATGTACTTAGAACAGTATGGTAAACAAGGTCTTGATGAGGATATAAAAGAAGTTATTGGTAGTATAACTAGAGAGTATACATTAAAAGATGACCCATTCGCACAAGAATTAGTTAAAATGGAGTATGCTCATAGTAGACCATCACGTAAAATGTCTTTACAGGGATTTGATGGTGCTAGGGTTGATTTAAATTTAGAACAATATTCTATATTAGAGGGTTACACAGGTGCTCAGTTTCATCAATATGGATTAGAGTTAATACAAACTGAAGCATATAAAAGAGCCTTACCAACTGAAAAGAAAAAGATGATTGCAGATATTAAACAAGCATCTAATGCATATGGTAAGGCTATGGTTCTTGATAGTCATGGTATTGAGTTATTTAAAAAAGCAGGATTAAACTACTTTAAAAAACGAAGAGAAACTCCTTATTGGGAATATTTACCTGAACACTTAACTAAAACTTATAAGAATCAGCAAGAGCTTCCCACTAAGACTGATTAACGGTCATCGCCTGAGCCATGTAGTTTTCCACGTTCCTTTCTATCATGTAACTTCCTTAAGTTATCTTGCATAATGGTATTCAAGGGAACTCCAACCTCCTTTGCCATCATAGCACAATACCAAAGTACATCACCTATCTCTGATGCTATGGCAAGTTTCTTTACTTCAAAGTCTTCCTTGTCAGCACCATCACGTATAAGTTTCTTTACCTTCCCTGCTACCTCACCTGCTTCACTTGTCATACCTAATGCTAAGTACTCTAGTGCTTTGTCTTCAGGAAAGACAGCAGTCCATCCTGCTAGTTTTTCATATAAATCAGGAGTTATTATCTCCTCAATAAACAATTTATCTTGCATGTACTTCCTCGCTTCTTCTTCTATTTTCATCTCTTTTTACTCTCTCTAACTTTTGGTAGAATGAGGTGTTAAAACCTCTAAGCCACTCACGTGACTGCATACTATTCGCATGGTATGGATTAGTAATCTTACCTCTCTTGAAGTCTGACATACCCTTAGTAAACTGTATCTTTAAGGGTGCATCATACTTACTTAGATTTGGATTCCTTTTTCTGCTCTTCAATGGCTTCATTTTGATTCCTTTCTAAATACTTTACTAAAACATTTAATTTACCATTCTCACTATCTAAAGCTGCTAACTCTTTTTCTATAGTATCTATTATAGTAGGATGGTCTCCAACACCAACAGGATTAGTCATCATAACTTCTATATTAGCTATATGACTATTCATCTGTCCTAGCAGTTTAGTTTTAAGTGCTCCAATTATCATATCTCTCATTTTATACTCCGTTTAGGTTTAGGTTTCAAATGTAAAAACTCTCGTATGTGTAGCTTCCTACCACGAAAGAAAACTATTAAGTTTATTGTAGTGTTGATGGAAATGGCGATTAACAACCACCACTGCCACCATAGTAATTCATTCCCCTCTATCATTAACTAGCTTCTATGTCAACGAACTCACATGAATCAGCAGTACAAGCAAGTTCTCTACCACCTGTAGTAGTATCTTCTTTCTCATAGTCTGCTAACTTAGACCAATCAATAGACTCAGGCATCTGTTTATATAACTGCTCATATTCTCCACCTGTTATATCTTGATAGGGTGCTTGAGCATATGTATGGTCACTAAATGGTAGGAACGATATGCCTGATACTTCATCAAAGTTTTTGTATACCCATGCTCCTACTTCCATCCACTCATCTTCTTTAACAGATACAGTAACAGAAGGCTTGTGCTCACACCAATGTCTTTGGAACATAAGCCAATACTCTAGCTGTTCTATAGCAGACATCTCTGTCCTAGTCGTAGCACCAGATGGTGACTTCATAGGAAAGCTGAACACAGTCGTACTGTCAGGCTTCATGGCACATGGCTCACTTGGTATACCATTATCTTTCATAAACTGTGTGAGTGGGTCTTTGTTGTCACCACGTACAGTTCGGATGTAATAGTCATTATGTCTAGCATGAATACCTGAAGCACTGTCAACTAATTGACTAACTGTACCACTAGGTTTGACACAAGTTATAGCAGTTGACTGTGGAATACCTAAGTCTTTAGACATCTTCTTATTAGTTTCTACTGCTACATCTCTTAATATCTCTAAGATTTCAGGTGTCCATATAGGACAGTCAAGAATACCTGTTAGGGAAACTCCTAATAGTCTTTCTTCCTCTGTATTGTCCTTCCATATCTTACGTAAGTATTTAAAATTAGTAAGAGTTGATTGGAATGTACCTAAGATTGTAGCCATACGTACCTTTTCTTTCAAGGATTCTAAGCCATCTGTAACTCTACACACTACCTCTGTAAGATTACAGAACTGATATGGTCTAAGAATAATCTCACTACATGGATTACAACCAAAGTAATGGTTAGTTTCTCGTCTACCATTCTCAGATGCTTTAACTTGGGCAGCTTGTCTATTAAAGATACCACGTTCACCTGACTTAGATTCATATAAGGATGTCCACTCTCGCATGAATGTACCCATCTCAGGCTTACCTTTAAATGCTACAGAGTTATTAGCTAATGCTCTCTGTCCTTCATTCTCCCACCATTGACCTGACTTAGCATGTCTCATTTGGTCATCACCTAAGTTAGACAAGGATATAAGAGCAGACCTACGTACTCCACCTACAACTACAACCTCACCTATCTTGCACATAATATCATGGCACTCAATAGGAAATAGTCTTCTGCCTTTAGCACCCTTGAACTTTTGTATACAGAACTGAAATAATTCAACTAATGGTGCAGGTCCTGATGCTCTACCACCAAATGTCTTAAGTCTTGCACCTGCCTGTCTCACTTGTGACACATCCCAAGTAGGCACTTGTCCTACATATAACATAGCAATAAGTTCTCTCAATGCCTTTGCCCAACCCGGTCTGCTGTCACCAACAGTTATGATAGTAGTGCTGTCCTCAAAGTGCTCATTGACTATGGGTAACTTATCTACATTCTCACGTTCAACAGAAAAACCAACACCTGTGCCACACATAAGTATGTACATACATTCATCAAATGAACGTGGACTATCTACAGGTATATAACTACAGTTGTAACCACCTACATGACATCTATCTAAAGCAGGACCTGATGTCATCAAAGCTCGCATACTAGGCATAACACCTAGATTCATTATCTGAGTGTTTAGTTTTTCTTTTAATGCTTTTGTCAAATCATATTTGTGATTATCTTTAAGATGCTTAGTCATGTAACTAAAGTATCTGTCTACTGTCTCACCCCAATTCTCTCTGCGTTGTTCATCGTCTTTCCATCTTGCATAGCGAGAGAGTGCTATAAAGTTTTGGTAATCTGTTGGTAGGTAGTTGCTTATCATCTTTTACTCCGTTAGTACTTTAATATGGGATATTTTTACACCCTCTAAATCGTGAAATAACTCACGCATATAATCTTCAAAATCTTCTGTTACATCACCATCTGAAGGAACAGGGTACTCGTCAGGGTCAACTGAGAGAGTTACCATAATCTTAACTTTCATCAATAACTCCTATTAACTTATTTAAGTACCACTGTGCTTTTTTTAAGTCTTCTGAACCATTCTTATACTTATATCTCCATAGATACTTAACAATGTTTCCTTGCAAGTAAGACTCAAAACCATCGCCTAACATAGCTTCTAATGCATCTATACATTCAATGCCTGATTCATTATAATGTTTAGGGTGATTAACCATGTCTTGTTCTTTGTCTGCCATCATCTTCATGTACTCCATATGTCTTAGCATTTTTTGTTATCATTGTCTGATTCAAAAGACAGTACCACAACATTGTCCTTTTTGTCAACAACTTTCAGCTTAGGTTGAGGTTTTTCTTCATTGTATTCTGCTTCTTTTATTAGTCTTTGTCTTAGGTCTTCATCTCGTTCCATAAGAGGTACACTTGCACACATGGTTCTACAGAAATCTAGTACACCATAATAATCAGCATCGTCTAATGGATTATCAGGAGATGTCATTATAGATATGTTTACTCCACCTGTCCACTTATCGTGCTTATCAATCTCAGGTCTTACATCTATTATAAAATCTTCATTAAGTACTTTACTTAGTATAGTCACTTAGGTCTCCTTAATTTAATACCCTTAAACTTTATGAACTTAGGGTGTTTATCTTTACCCTTTTCCTTTAGCCAATCTTCAGGTATTATTCTATCGTAGTATCTAAATCCGTATTTATCACACCATTGACCATAAGAGGACTTAGCACCTTTCTGTAACTTACTTCTACTATTAGTAAATACAAATCTTATATCTAAATCAGGATGTTGTTTCTTAATAGCTATATGTTTCTTTCTATCTGCTGATAAGAACCTGCCCTTAGTTTCTATGATTATACCATTCTTTAATATAAAGTCAGGGGTATAGGTGCGATAAGTTAAATCTTCCCACTCAATCTTCATAGCTTCGTACTTGTATCTGTACTTTAACTCTGTTAGATAAATTGATATGGTATGTTCTAACCCACTCCTATACCCATGCTTTATAGCATCTCGTCTTATCTTATGAGGAGACATCTATGCTCCCTTAAGACTTACGTACTGAACCATCTTAGGCTCTTTTGCTTTAGACATTTGTGCAGGAAGCTCTATTAGATTCTCCCAACAGGCATTTCTATATGAGCAAAATGTACAGTTTTTATTAAGAACAACATTACCTGTCTCTTTACCTCTAAATGTTTCAGGCTCAGGTTCAAAACATCTGACTAGTTCCTTTGATTCAGTTGCTTTGACGTTCTTCTTTATCTTATCAATCTCCTTGTCCATGTCAATGTGAGCACGAACATACTTGAACAGACCATTAGCTTTATTAAGTACCCACCAACCACCTGCTTTCTTACCTAGTGCCTTAGCATAACCTGCTAGTTGTCCAACATAGCCAAAGCTATCACCTGAATGTAGAGACTCATATGAATCAAACTTATACTTGTATGACCAATCAGATGCAGATTTAATATCATCTACTGCTTCATTCATAACTAAATCATAAGAGCCTGATATTTTAGTATTCTCATCAAGTTCAAGTGTTACATTGTCTGTGTCTTCAAACTTAACATTAGCTTCTCTTAGTACTGCCTTAAATACTGCTTCAACTATGTCACCAATCATCATGTTCATTACGAAGGTAGTAGGTTTAGGTAACGCAGTCTCAGGTCTATTCTTCTCAAACCAAAGTTGGCATGAGGGTCTACCTATATTAGACATACGTAACCTAAACTTATCTTCTCTCTTCGTGTTGAACTGACGATTCAATGCATCTTTAATGTCTGTAGCTACTTGCTCAATATTCTCTTGGCTCATAGAAGACTTACCACTTGTGGCATTTTCAAGATACTGATGAATCATCATTTCAGCAGGATGGTTCACTATGCTACCTCTTCTTCAACATCAACATCAATGAAATCATTTACAATGTCTTTGTCCTCTTGACTAACAGGTGCTTTAGCTTTCATCTCCCACTCATTAAATATATAACTGTTGTAGTTATCTATCCATGCCATGAAATTAATGAAAGTATTTTGGTCTTCGTCTGTTACTTGAACAGTCTTCTGTAAGTCTAGAGAATAGTTAGGTAAGTAAAAAGATGAACCACTAGGTAACTGTCTCTCTTCACTAGTCAACTGAATGTAATGCTGAACAGGAAGCCTTTTAGTTTGATTAAACTTATTAAAAGGTTCTCCTATTGTTTTAAATGCATCACGATTATCAATCTCCCATATGAATGGAGTGTTGTCATCTAACGATACCTTATTACCCTTCTCGTCAGTAGCATTAGGCATATCAATAAGACCAAAGATTACTCTTACTCTTTTAATCTGCTTGATAACTTCCTGTGTCGCAACAGGTAGTGCTTTAAAATCTTTGATATACCCTGAAGGTTTACCACAGTTAAAGCTACCTTGATTGTCCTTAAGGTCTGAGTTAAGGTTATCTGCCATAAGTGTCTTATGATAAGTACCCATAGGCTCACCCTTTTTAGCAGACATATTTTTAACAAACCTCTTATACATGAACCTTTGTATAAAAGGTCTTATCTCAACAGTTGGAGCATAAACAACAGGCATATCAGGTCGTTCTAGCTTAAATGAACCACCCTTAACGACTACTGCTTCTACACTTTCATCTCCAACTTTCTTCATGCCCATAATATTATTATGATGCAATCTCATTCTAGGTAAAGGGTTTGCCTTACTTGTATCAGCAGAACCTGTTTCACCTGCGATACCCATAGCTTTTGCCATATCTGCGTAGTTATTGGTATCTATTGTCGTAACTTCATTAACCATACTTTTTCCTTTCTATCAAAGTTTCTCAGTTATATCATATAACGTCTTTTGTGTCAAGCCAATTATTACCTATTTTTGCTTCTAATAATAATGGAACATTGAACTCTAATGCAAACTCACTATTAATTAAATTAATCATTTTACTGTTGACTATTTTAATAACATGAATCACTTTTTGTATCTCTTCAGGATGTATATCTATGACTATAGAATCATGCACACTGTTTACAATACAAGACTTCAAGTTTACTAATTCATTCTCTATGTTTATTAGTATAAGAGGAACTATATCAGCAGTAGCAAAAGACTGAACAGGATAGTTCTTTATCTGTGTAAAGTGAGACACCTTACCATAAGAGTTTCTTCTAACGTCAGGGAATGAGAACTGTCTACCTGATGGTGTAGTTATCTTTCTAGTACTTATAACTTCTTTAGCCAATTTGGAGTGCCATAATGCGATTCCTTCGTACTTTTCCGTGAAGTGTTTATAATATGTAGCCTGAGCAGGTGTTCTTCCAAACCCTGTTGCTCCATAGAGGGGTGCAAAGGTATGAGCCTTTGCTTCTTGGCGAGATGTCTTCTCACCTGCATCACTAATAACACTAGCAGTATAACTATGAACGTCAAAACCATCTTCTATCTCCTTCATTGCAATTTTGTCTTGTGATAAGTATGCTGATACTCTGAACTCTAATTGTGCAAAGTCAGCTTCAAGTATCTGTCCACCTTCCCAACGTGATACAAACACTTTCTTAACAGGGAATGTACCACCTCTAGGCATATTCTGCATGTTAGGGTCAGCACCACTGAATCTACCTGTTGCAGTCCTATGTTGTAGTAATCTTACATGTAACTTACCATCAGGCTTAGTGTGTGTAGTTATGCCCTCAACAAAAGATGACAGGTATGTATCTAATGCTGATAGCCTTTGTAGGTCAGTTAAGAAACTAACTGCCTGTTGTAAGTTATTCTTCCTAGCTATGCCTTGTAATGTAGCTAAGTTAGTTTTATTGACTGTAAATCCATTAGCACTTACCCACTTAGCAGTAGGTGCAGTAAACTTTAATCCTGCTACCACCTTAGTAGGTACAAAAATGTAGCCAACAGAATTACAATAATCACATTTGTTGGGTCTAGCATAAGGAGTTCCATTTTTCCTAACCTTTCTTACAGAGCCTGTGCCTAGACAACCTGCACATTGTTGTGCATCAGTCTTGTACACTATGTCAGACTTCTCTTTAACATTCTTTTTGTATTCAGTATTGTCCATGTAAGGAGAGAATGTATTTGCCCATTCAAGTTTATCTTTAGGCTTTCTACTATAGATAACCCACGACATTTGCTCAGGACTATTGAGATTAATACGTGTATCTCCCATTAACTCTTTTACTTGTAAATTTAGTCTCTTCTCAGTCTCAACTTTCTCTTTCTCAAACTCATCTCTAACATCATTTAATTTTGTAACATCTACAGTGAATCCATTCTGATATATCTTTGCTAATGTAACAGATACACGATTAGTTAATACAACTGTATTCATTAAACCTGCATACTCTTCTGTGTTTAATTTCCTGTATAACACATCTGATAATTCTTGGGTTGCTTTTAAGTCAGCAGATAAGTAGTCAGACAACTCTTGCTTAGGTATTTCATCTATAGGTGTTTTATTCTTAAAGTATTCTTTCATAGTGTCTTGTTTCTTTGTAGCTAACTCATATCTATTAGCACATGCTTCAAGTGATAAAGGTTGCTTGTTACCTCTTTGTAATACATACTCTACTAGCATAGTATCAAACACTGCACCATCATACTTTAATCCACATTCCCATAGCCACAGTAAGTCATGGACTATGTTATGTCCTATGAGTATAGTAGCTTGGTCTAGTAACTCTTGTACTCCATCAAAGTTATCTCTGAATAGGTATTCCTTGCCACTATCAGTTAGACAACCAACCATAACCAATCTATTGTTAGACTCAAATGGGTCAAGATGTAGCTTGCCATCTCTATGTGTAACTGTATTCTCTACATCAAGTGTCAGTTTCATTTAATCTCTCCTTATGTTCAGTGAGATACATAACAGCTTTTTTCAGTTTTGTCAAGCAGTCTGAAAATCCACCTAATCCTGTATTGCAATGATGACATATCCATCCCCTAAAAGTATTAGTAACATGACAATGGTCTAGTACCCAACTCTTCATTCTTAATTGTCCATACTTAGACATCTCTTCAATACTTCTTTCACATATAGGACAAACATAGTCATCATCAGGTGGTGCATTTTCTCTTCTTAACTTCTTTACTATACTCTTATGTCCATTCTTACAAGACTTACACGTTCTCTTTATCTCTCCTGATTGCATAACACTAAATTGTTCTACAGGTTGTTCAATATCACATTTTATACAAGTTATATAATTAGAATTGTCCTCTTGTTGTTTAACTGTATTACCAAATAAATCCTTATCCATTACTGATACCTAGCAGTTATATAATCTAACTCACAATGTTCAACACCATGCCATCCTGATAACTTATTCTTAACTATATTCAAGTGTCTAGCAGGACTTTCTTCTTCACCACCATCAGGATTCTTAACTGTATCTTTAGCTATAAGAACCATCAAATCAGCTTCTGCAGCTTTTCCTGTTCTACTGCCCTCCATCATAGCCTGATTGAGATATATCTTACCCTCAGCTTCAGCAGACAACTGTGACATATAAAAGATAGCACACTCATGTTGTTTAGCTATCTGTCTAGCATGTATAGCATTAGCTTTCAGTGCTTCATCTGTCCTTGCAAAGCCACCTGTTCTAGCAAACTTATCTCCCATGTCTAGTACAACTATATCAGGCTTGTATGCCTTGCAAATACTTTCAACCCATGCCATGTCACGATTGGATGCATCCTTAATGTGTATATTCTTTTTCACAGGCTCATACAATTCACGTGCTTTACTTGGGTCTTTCTTTATCTGATGCATTGTCATGCCTGTAGCTGATGTTAAGTATCTAGCACCAACTCTATGAGCAGATTCTTCGTTACATAAGATGATACACTTAGCACCTTGATGAGCAAATCCATTTGAACTAGCAATCAATGATGCATGGAAAGATGTCTTACCTGTATTAGGTCTAGCACCTACCTCAATCAAGTGACCTGCATTGACACCCTCTACCTTTCTAGTTAGACAAGGTATATTAAATGTCCATCTAGCTTCAAGGTCATTCCTTTCTAGTAATGTCTCAATGCTTATGTCATCCCACTCAACTTTTAGATTGGGAGTAAAATCATCAGCATATAACTCAAGAACATTTCTAAGAGGTTCAAGTGTGGATTTAGTACCATTAACATAGTCAAAGCCAAGATTAGCAATGTCTTCGCCAACAACTTGCTGAAACAGTTTAGATAATACTTCTTGTGCGATGTCACTTCCAAGTGGCAACTCCTTTTTTATTTGTTTAAACAAACTTGAATATGCTTGTTTCTGTGCAGTAGTCATAGATGGATTGTTAGACATAAACAATGCTTCAATCTCATCAGGTGTTACTGTTCTCTCATACCTGTCCATAGCTTTATCTATGGCAGTCTTAATCTTTCTTACGTCTTTACTGAATAGTCTATCAGGACACTTAGCACCTCTATGCTCACTGTAGAACTCCTTGTCCATTAAACTTCTTATTAATGATAATTCCATGTTGGTTACTCCTTTGGGGTTAGTTCGTGTAGTTGGTTAAAGTCTTCTTCATGTTGGTACTTCAAATCATCTTTCAATCTAAGCACCTTAACATCTCTTACGTATCCTCGCAAGTCTTTTGCAAAAGATAATATTTTGGGTAGTGCATCAGGGTCTAATGCAATTATAGCAGTTGAGAATTGTGAAAGGTATCGTTTGTGTGATTCAGCTAATGATGTACCCAACACTGCTACCCCAACATATACCTCATTGCCTACTGCGATAGCACTAACACAATCCTCAACAACTACTGCCACGTTACCACAACCATGTACAAAAGGCAAGTTATTTCTTCCATACCTTTTCCACTTAGGTAATTTAGAACCTAGTGTTCTTCCTGTTGCATCTACCATTTTACCATCATACAATATTGGAAATACTATTCTGTCATCTTTAACATCATAGTAAATATCCAATGCTGATGTATCAATCTCCCATGATTTACAAAAGTCTAACACCTTTGGTCTATCTCTGTGAGGTACAACGTGGTCAGGCAATACGAAATCATTTATGTCATCGTCTAGTACACTTGGGTCTATCGCATCTCTTATATCATCTACAGATAATCTGATACGAGTTGAACCTGATATACTACACGATATCTTATAACAATTCCATAGTAACGTGCCCATATTATTCGTAGCAGTAAAAGTTTTATATCCATTACAATTAGGACAGTTAAATCGTTTACTCTCTCCTACACTTAATTGTAAATCACTTACATAATTATATATATTCATTTATAATATACCACTTATATGTTATATAGTTCTTTGTTCGGCACGTTATCTGTGCTTATATCATACTTTTTTCGTATTGTCAATGCATTTTTTGCAGAGTCCAAAGTATTTTTCATATAAGGTTTAACAGATTGTGGATTAGCATGACCTGTTACAGACATTATCTGACCCATACTTACACCTGCTTCCACCATTTCTGTAGTACCTGTCCGTCTTAAATCAGCTATTCGTAGCTCATCAGGCAGTCCACAGAGCTTCATTGCTCGTCTAGCTACTATGGATAGCCTAGTCAATGTATAAGGCTTGTAAGACCCTCTCATAGCTTTAGGATATGGTGCAACATATTTCTGAAAACTATAGTCATCTTTCTGTTGTATAAGCATTTCAAGTAAGTCATCACTAATAGGTAGATGAACTGTTGCACCTCTCTTGGATTGCTCTAAGTTGAGTATCTTTTTGTCATAATCTATGCTATCAAACTGTAGTAATCTCATATCTCCTATCCTTTGACACCATTCATATGCCATTTGTACAATTAAACCTAGACTACGATATTGAAAATCTGCATAACAGAAATCTAATAACTGCATAATCTGTTCTTTTGTCCATGTAACTTTTCTAGGCTTAGTAACTTTACACTTGAATGTAGAGAATGGATTAGTTTCTGCATAACCCATTTCCATTCCAAATGAATACACTTTCCTAGAGGTAGCACATATATGATTAGCCATATAAATGCCACGTTTTAGCCATACTTCATATGATTGTCTAGCAACTGCACCTGTCAATTTATTGACCTTAGTTGTATAAACAAACTTATCATCTATCTTAGTATTCAACATTACAGATAAACAATTTGAATAATCTACTTTAGTTTTATCTGCTAACATATTGAAATCACTAGACAAATAGTACTTGTCTACTAAGCTATTTATATTCATGTTACACCTCTAATGCTATATAAATACATAATGCTATTATTAATAGTTTACCATAGTCTAAATCATACTTAGTACTCTCTCCATACTTGTCTTCAAAGTGTGCTATTATTCTATGCCACATTTTATTCTCCTTTCTTTTTATCAATATATATTCTCATGTGTGTTGATTCATTCAAACCCTGACCCCAATAGGTAGCACCTGTACCTCTTAACTCAGGCTTTATGTGTTGTCCACGTACTCTCATCTTATATGAATCCTTGTTAAGATATTTCTTCATAGTGTCAACAAACTCTTGACCATCTGTGTCGTTAGGTATCTCGCTGAAAGCATAACCACATCCTTTAGGCTGATTGTTGTAGTAAGAATCTTTCCAAAACTCAGCTTTACTTACCTCTTTCTCATATCTTTCTTTCCATATGTCAGAAGTTTCACTATCGTTAACAGATGATATGAAGTTATCTTCTGCTAGTTTCTTATAATAGTTATACTGTTTATTCAACTCTTCATATGTACTCTTCTCAATCATGTTCATAGCTTTCTCTTGCCACTCATCACGTTGTTTAGCTAACCTAACTATCTTATGACTTAACTCTTCTATAGTTATATCACTAAACAATTTATCATATCCTCGTTCTTTCATGCCACTTCTCCTGTCATCCATTGTGGTTTAGTTGTATAGTTATACCTTGCGAATCTTGACTTGTCAACTATATAAAATTTACGATATGCTTCAATAGGAAAGTTCTCATCTGTCTTCAAGTCATCGTGTCCACTAAAACATTGTGGGTGTGGTGTTATAAAATTCTTCCAATCAGGTACAAACTTTTTGCCCTCCCATAAGGCTTGAAAATGTTTGATTGCACCATGTATTTTATTATATCTTCTAGTGTACTCACTCAACATACAGTCATACAAACTAAATGCCCATATATAGTTTAACCTATTGTCCATCGCCCACAATGTACATGGGTGCTTCTGATGTACAGGTTTGTACAAGTCATGTTCCTCTGCGTAGTCAGGTGCATGATGCCATAGTGTAGTACATAACATCTGTGCTTCTTCTAGTGGCATCTTAACTACATGTTGGTCACATAGAGATGATGCAATCTTACTTGGTGTATCTTCTATAATAAATCTATTCATCTTTAGTCTCCTAATCTGTTATATCTATTGCGACTATATCATATTCATTAAGCATGTCTCGTATTTGCTCTACACTATATGCTTTAATATAAATATAAGTTGTAAAAGTTTCGCTACCATCTACTTTCCATTCTACATAATATCTATTCATCTTTAATCTCCCATCTATAAAATATGTGGTCATCTATTCTTGTTACATAAGTCTTTGTCTCTGCCCAACTAGGATTGACATAGTGTGCATGGTAATGTGTAGCACCCTCAACAAAGTCATCTAGGTGTCCATTGTATACACCATTAGCAATGTGCATAGCAGTTCTCCATGCCTGATGTTCTCTAGGCTTGTCACTCTTGCCATCACAGTACCAACTAAATTGACACCTATTCTTGATAGGAAAGTCAGGTTTCCATTTGTATGTAGCACCTTGTTTAACTACGTCACATACTGTGTTAGGGTATCGTGTATCCTTTACCCTATTCATCACAACTTGTGCGACTGCTACTTGCCCTATGAAACTTTGATTCTTAGCTTCATGGTACACGTTGAGTGCTAGGCATATCATTGATTCCAATAACATTAGTTTATCTCCTCTGCACTATTTATAAATAAGAACCCACCACTATTACCCTCAGGGTCAGAACTTACTGCTATCTTAACGTCTTCATACTTAGGTTTAGTTAGTATAAACTCAGGGAATCCCTCTGCATCTATGCCTAAGAATTTTTTTATCTTGAATCCCTCTAACTGCTTGTAATATCTGTCTTTAAATTCTCCCATTATACACACTCCTTTTTAAATACTGTGTTCCAAGTTTCTTTACTCTCATCATCAAGATTACCATCACGAATAAATTCTAGTTGGTCTTTGACATATTGTATACGACATTGTTTAAGTGTCCACTTATCTGTAGTTTCTTCATCAAAGAATAATGTAGGTTGTATTTCTTCTTTACTCATATTTATTACTTGGTAATATAATATATTAACCAATGCCAACATATATCTACTTTCGTTTGTCATACTAACTCCTTGTTATTGTTATACATTTTGTGCCATTCTTTTATCTTAGTCATATCACTATCGTACTTTTCAATTATCAATACACCTTGCAGTATATGTGCAATCACATCAACTGTCCATCCATTACCAATCATCTTGTATCTTTGACTATTAGATACATGATTAGTGTAGTTGTCAGGTAAGGTTTGTAATCTTTCACATTCTAAAGGTGTTAGCTTTCTCCACATATCTTTAGATACTACTACATTATCTTTTTGTACAGTAGTTAGACAATTAGATTTCTCATCTTCCCTAACTTCTAACTGTCTTGTAAATGGTAAATCTAGTTGGTCATCTTTCCTAGTACCATGCTCATCTAATCTTCTATTCACTATCCTACCTACTGCAACTTTAGGCTCTCTATGACCACCTTGCATCGTAGTTAAGGTAGGTGCTTTACCCTCTTGAGCATAAACTCTTTTGATACTGTCATGCCCTCTTAAATCAGCAGTACCAACTCTAATCAATCCATCTTTAGATACTGTAGGATTATCTTTCAGTACCATAGTACGTTGCTTACGTTCAATACTATTCCACCATACTGCACCATTATATCTAGCAGTAAGGCAATGAGATTTACCATCAGCATTAGTCATCTCTTCAGTAGCATAACCATCTTCTAATATGTCTTGCATAACTATTCCTTTATCAATCATATCAGCAATACGAATTTGCTCATACTTACCATTGACTAGTACACCAAACCAATACAACCTATATCTATTTTGTGCAGATAGTTTACTAGAATTTAATGCTTGACATTCAAATCCCATGTATTCTGATATAACATCTTGAGATTGTTTAGACATCCTAACATTCTCTAACAGTATATACTTAGGCTTTAGTTCATCTCTTAATCTAATAAACTCAAAGAATAATTTACTACGTTCATCATTAAAGTTTAATTGTTTTCCTGCAAATGAAAATCCTTGACATGGACTACCTCCCATTAGGATATCAACATCGTGATTGAAACTACTAGCATCAACTTTAGTTACATCTCCTATTGGTATTGCATCAGGAAAGTTAGCATCCATTACTATGTTAGCATACTTATCTATTTCTGAATAATAATACTTAGTTATAGGTATACTTGCTTTTATACTAGCTAACATACCACCACCATATCCATTAAAAATACTAGCTATTACCATTGTCTTTATCTCCTATTGGTATTTCTTCGTTAGGTAAAAATTGTTTATCAAACTCTTTCATCGTATCTTCAAATAAGTTATATAACTCTTCTTCATCCATGTCAACTACTCCTTGTAATATTTTTCTAATCTGTCATACAAGTAGTCTAAGCTATCTTGATTAGCTTGGTATAGTATACCTATCCCACCTTTATCAATCCATTTCTGAATGTTGTCAGGCTTGTCATCAATTAAGATGTTACCTTTAGTGTATGCTCTATTAATGGCATACTTTTCTTTCCTACCTGTAAAGATAGCATCACTTGGATTATAATTATGCTTATCTAGCCAATGTCTTTTCCAAAATGCTGAGTTCTTATTGTCATATCTTAATGGAGATGAAAGTATAATCCATTCTCCTTTAGTTAGTTTATCTATATGACTAATCAGCTTATCACTTGTTTCAAACTTAGGTATTGTTCCAAAGAAATCAGTACCTTTTAATTCTGATATTGATTGTGCTATGTTTATGTCTTTCCAATGTTGTACACCATACTTTATTTCTAGTGCTTTAAAGAAATCAGCTATGACACCATCCATGTCTACATAAACTTTTCTTTTAACTGTCATTTTATTTCTCCTCAATTAATCCTAATTCTAAATATTTAATATCACAATTTTCAGTAGTATCTCCACTACCTATAACTCCTATTAGCTTTAATGGAATATCAAATTGTGTATCAGCTAAAGCATCATTAGTGTACATAAAATCTAATCTTGTATTCTCATTGTATCTTGATAAGTGTTTAATTAATTCTTTTATTGTCATTTTATTTTCCTTTCATTTAGTTATACAAGTAGACTATCCCATTATAATCTACTTGTCAAGTGTTAGTTATGCAACTAATTCAAGTTTCTTAAACTCATTAGATGATATCCATTTGCTTACCTCTTGTTCTCTATTCCACATAGATAAACTTTCAGTATCATTTCCCATATTCTTTAGGCTAAATCCATTCCTTTCATCAGCATAGCTAGAGTAGTTAGTAAATGCTGAATATAAAGAGAATACATTACTACCTCTATTGGCTACCTCATTATAGTATAGGCTAGTCATTTTTTCAGCTTTCCTATCTGATTTAACTATGTTCTTAATGATTTCTGCGACATCTACACCATCTAATTTAATGTTAGCCCATGATTGTAGCTTTTGAGATTGTGCATAAAAATCTTGTTTAGCATTTTGTAATTCATCTATGAATGTATCTATGTTAAAATTAGATGTGTTTTTACGTCTAACTTTATCATATTCACCTCTTATCTGACCATTAGTACAAAAGAAATCTATTGCACCAAAAAATACTTGATTAGACATACTACCATCAACTCCATGTAATGCTATGATACGTTCAGCAATGGTAGTTGTATGCTTATCAGTAGTTATTTTAGTAGTAACATTAGGTAAAGTTATATCAGCTATTATTACTGCATTATCTTTAGCAGTAGACACCTTAACTTTAGCATTTTCTAATTCGTATGGTGTCCTATTTTCTTTTATCACATTCTCTACACCATTTATGAATATTTTATGTGATGTAGTATTAAAACTCTTGCCTACTATTCCAATAGGTATATCTTCATTAACATTCATAACATATTTTTTACTAGGTAATCTTGTCTTTTCATAACCTATATCAAATAGTAAACTTTCATCTAGGTTTATTAATCTTTTTGTATCTAACATTATATATTCTCCTGTTGTTTATTTAATTTTTCGTATTGTGCTTTTGTTATTTTAAAATCATATTTATTTTTATCATCTTTAGTTATTTTTTTATAAAATATAGGATTGTTTAGTAATTGTTCTTTTAATGTAATTCCTGTTAATAAAAATTGTCTTTCACTAAAGTTTAGGAATTGAAATTCATTTCTTAAATCGTCATCTGTTTTACATTGTCTCATATCAATTTGAAAGTTTGACAATGGCAATTCCATACTATTTATATTACCTGTTAACTTAGATTTTCTATATATTTTATGTAACATCTTATATTCTCCTTTTGTTATTGGTTAGTTATACAAGTAAACTACATCATTATAATTTACTTGTAAAGAGTTATTTAATTTATTTTTGTCTTTTAATAAATTGTCCATTTTCAGCATCTCTACTAACATAGAAATAACCTACATTATGTGAGATAGTACCTTTTTGAGCATATCTATTTGTAGTACGTCTAAAGAAAATGTTTTTGTTTCCTATTGGATTTTTGATTATTTTTTTCATTGTATTATCCTTTCATTTTGTTATACAATTATTTTCTATTCTTATGTTATGTCATACAACTAAAAGTATGTCAATAACTTTATTTACTTTTTTTTATTATATTCACGTCTATATTTTTCATTACCTCCTGTTACTGCTTTCATTAATCTATACTTAGTTTCTATTTCAAATTGTCTTAATTTACGTCTATCAATTTCTTTTAATAGTTTTAGTTTTATATTGTATTTCATTTTAATAAATCCTTTATATCTATTTCATTTTCTAATTGTACATCATATCCCATTGATGTAATAGTGTTTAAAGTTTCTATTGACAATGTTTTAGTTTTGGCAATATCTGAAAATGATTTAGCTATTTTACATTTAGGATAAAAAAACTTATTACCATATACATTTTTTATAAATACTTGTATTTTCATTTTAGTTTCCTTTTCTATTTAAATTAATCTTCATATGTTGGATTATGTATTTCATTATAATCTTCTTCATAACATGATACACAATAAAAATTTACTTCTTCATCTTCATCTTGATGCATTACTGATTTAATATTATTATCAAAATGAATATCACATATACTACATTTTTTTGAATTAGCCATTCTATTATTTCCTTTTCTATTTAGTTATATAATTAAAGTATATTATTATTTTTAGTTAGTCAATTAATTATTTTTATTTATTTTAACTAACTATACTACTATCATGTTTTATTATAGTGTGACATTTATATCACACCATAATATTTATTTTACTTTTTAATACAACTAAATATATATAGTAACATAAATGAAAACATTATAAATATAGTACCTATTGCACTAGCCAACATGTCTATACTATCCCAATATTCAAAACGTGTTTCTACTATATCAATTATATATAATCCCATTATTAAATATGAAAACATAATTAATATTTTAACTGTTAGTATTAATGATTGTAACATTTTAATCTATCCTTTATTTTAGTTATACCTTTAATGGCTATTTAAAGACTGTATAGCATAGGTAAACAATTAAACTATACTATACTAGCCTATTTATTAACTTGCTATTTTAACAAATCCATTTAATATAGCTTTATTTAATTCAATTAATCTTTTATCTTTTTTATCCTTAGCTTTATATTTAAATCTTAATCCAATTATACATTGTTCTTTATGTTGTGGTAAATAATCATGTAAATCACCGTCAATAACTTTAAATATTTTATTATTAACTTTATATGTTTTAGGTAAATCTTTATTTCTTTTTGTATCAAATATCATAGCTAAACTTAAACCATTATTAATAGCTATTTTAGTTTTATTAGTATCGTTGTCACTTACTGAATAAACAAACTTATAATCTTTATTAGCTATTCTATTAAAGTTTTTAGTATAATCATAATTTTTTAATATGATATCTTTATCATTATCTATTTTAGTTTGTTGTATTATTTCATTAGCTATATTAGAAAATGTATTTACTTTATTATTATAAACAATATTAATATTTTCATATTCAATGTCACTTGAAATATTAAAACGTATAGATAATAAAAGATTATTTCTTAAACAGTAATTAGCTTTTAATTGTATATATCTAATATACATAGCTAAAAATAACATAGGATTATTTAATAATAACTTTTTACGTTTTAACATAGCTTTTTGTTTAGCATCTATATAAGCAGGATTTCCACTATAAAAGATAACACAATTACTTTTACAAGATATAGTCGCATTGTTGCAAACTGTTGTAATAACTTTATCTAATCCATTATAATTTAAATAATCTAATATATCTTTATGATAATCATTATTATTAAAATCTTTTATTAATTCATATGGTGCAATAGCAATACCTATTGAATACATATTTAATTCTTTTAAGTTTTTAGCTAGTTTAGTTTGTGATTTGCTTTCACTTAAAAACGTAGTAAAACCATAATCTTTACATATATTTTTTAATTGGTTTAAATTCATATCTAAAACTTTAATATTATTATAAGTAACATTATCTAAGTTAAAAGTTTTACTAGTTAAATATTTATTTATATCTAATTTAATCATTTGTTTATATCCTTATGTTATTTAATTTATATTAGTTATTTAACAAGGTTACTAAATTAATAATAACCTTGTCAATTTATTTTTATTAATATTTATCTTGTATATCTATTTCATTTAAAACATTTTCAATATTGCTATTAAAACCATTTTTAAAAACATGATTATTTATGGCTATATCTAAATCATTATCTTTATAATTAAATTTCATTCCATATGCTATATTTTTATTATGTGATTTAATTATTTTTTCTCTTATTATATCTGCAATAGCACATTCAATTTCATTAACTAATTCATAATATTCACATTCAAATTTATTTTGATTTGTAATTGTATCATTCATTTTATTTTATCCTTTTTAATTGTTACTTTAATTGAGCTTTAAAGCTCCCATGATACACGTTAATAAAAACATGTATCATAAGAGTATTAAAGTTATTTACTGTTATGTATTTCTTTTAATTCAAATTGTACTATTTCTTTTATAAATTTTGTATACTTTTTATTATTAGCTAAATGTTTTAAATCCATAACTATTTTATGTAAGCTATCAAAATTATAATTAATAGCTTTGCTATCATAATAAAAAACAAAGGATAATAATTGTGTATATGCATTGTCTTTAATAGTACTAACAATATCATCAACATCTTTAATTTTAGTTATATTATTATAATCCATAATAAAACAATCATTGTTGTCTTGTATCTCACTTAATACTCTTTTTTTCATTGTATTCTTTTTAATTCTAATAAACAGTTTATTTAATTGATTGTTTATTAATCCAATTAAACTATCCACGTTAAAGTTATAATCAAAATATGTACCATTTTTTATAAACATAAAGATTTCATCAAAATCATTAGCATGTTTAATTTCTAAGTAATCATTTTTAAATAATTCCATCTTAATTGGATAGTATAAAAGATTATATAATTCATTTTGGATTGTTTCACTTACTTTATCAATACCATTATTAATACCATTTAAAGGTAAATATTCATTTAATGTTTTAGTATAAAAATCAATTAAGTTATTACTTATGTTGATGCTAACAGTATTAGTTAAAGTTTGTATGTTTATTGTATTAGTCATTTTGTTTAATCCTTAAAAAGTTAATATGTAATTAAGTAATCTTATATTTTATTTATTTGTATAAGTAAAGTTTATTTTTAATTATTTTCAATTTAATTTAATCAATGGCTTGTAACGTATGATAGACAACAAAAACGCTTAAACTTAATTATATAACTAATGATACCATAAACAATAAACATTGTTGTATGGTCTTTAAATCGTGTTTAAATGATATCATGTTGAATGATGTATATATAATATAGTAAACGTGTATTTACTTTTTATTTATGTATATAGATTTAATGTATAGGTATCAGTTTTTATGATACATGATATCAATTAAATATAATAAAGATAACTCATAATAAATCAGTTTAAACTATTCATATTATATACAACATATAGCTATAAATTAAATTATTCAGTCTATATATAGCATATAAAACATTATTTATTTCAATAGGTTAGCTATTACACTATATATATAGGCTAGGCAGGTGGCAGGTGGGGGGTATACGTATACGTACTCAGAGAAATACACAGATAGGTATTTTTAAGTGTTAACCACAAGTATAACTGTCAATATACCCATTGCCTAGCACCTAATGTGTGACATAAATACCACACTAAATTAACAATCGTACATGAATAAATTAATTGCTATTGACAAGATGTATAAAACCTGTTATAATTAGCTATAACTTAACCACTTAAGTGTAACACTATAATAAAACACTTAAATAAAAAGATATATACTTGTTAAATACACTTAAATGAACACTTAAGTGATATTATTAGAATAAATATCCGTACATATATAAAAATACTCTTGACAATGCGTAAAAAATCAGTAAAACTATATACACCAGAGAATATGTTGGAAGCATTTTACAGTGCTATCCTAAATAACACACTTAAGAGCTTACATATACCACATAGTTCCGTATTTTATGTACGTGCTGCCATTGAAGCTGACACAGGAGTGAGGTACACTCTTAAGCATGTGGAAACAGCTATGAAGGCAGAAGGAATGTTAGACTAATGTTTGAAGCATACGTACTTGTGTGCATGATTGGTAATTCCAATATATGTCACACACTAAAAGATTTGGAAGGTCCATACGAAACTAAGCAGGAATGTATAGTACGTACCTATGAGATGGCTGCTGACCTCCCAGACTATATGCCTATGTTCCAAGCATTGAAGTATAAGTGCTTTGAAGATAAAGAATCAGATAAAGTGAGAATATAACTATGGCTATCCCAGAGAGAGTCAAATCAAAAATGAAAGAGGAAGGTCTCAAGGGTGTAAACAAGCCTAAGAGAACACCTAATCATAAAACTAAGTCACATTGCGTGATGGCAAAAGAAGGTGACACATACAAATTCATTCGCTTTGGGCAACAAGGTGTCAGTGGAGCAGGTAAGAATCCTACTAGTGCTAAAGATAAAGCACGTAAGAAGAGTTATTATGCAAGGCACAATGCTCAAGGCAAACCAACTTCAAAGTTATCAGCTAAATACTGGTCACATAAGGTGAAGTGGTAACAGGGGAAGAAATAATGAATGAGATACAAAAAATAAAAGACAAACTTATTGACAAGCACGGTGAAGTTAAAGGCATGGCTATATTCAGAGCAGTGAACAAAGATGCGAGTAATCAAATAGCAGGTGGTGGTGGAGAGATTGAAGGCTCTGAGCTTAGTAAGCTAATGGACTCAGAAGACCAAATCATTATATACGAATCAAAAGCTACTAGGGCATTAGGCAAAGCTAGTGGTGGTTCAATTACAAAGAACAGAATAGGTGCTAACGATTATCGCAGTGGTGGCTACGTGCTATCAACTGTAGACAAGAGAAAGGTCAAGAGAAATGGCAAATAAAAAAGGTAAGGGTGGCATAGCCATAATTATATCTATGTTAGGTAAGAAACCTAAAGAGCCTAAGAAGAAAGTTAAGATGGCTTATGGTGGCAGTGTAGGTGGCAAACAACATATGTACACAGCAGGTGGTTCAGTCACAGATAATGCAGGTCTACGTGCTTTAAAAGCTAGTGGTCCAAAGGGTATGGAAGCCTACAATAAAATAACAGGCAACTAATGCCTAATCGCAATTACAAAAAAGAATACGCTAACTACCACTCTAAACCTGCACAGAAGGTGAACAGAGCAGGTAGAAACAAAGCACGTAAGATAGTTATGAAAGCAGGTGGAACTGCGAAGGTAGCAGGTAAAGATGTCCACCATAAGAATGGCAATCCAAAAGATAACAGAACTAGTAATTTAGCTGTAGCATCTAAAACTGCCAATCGTTCTTTTAAGAGAACACGTAATGCTAAAAAACTAGTGAGGAGAGTGTAATGGCTAAAGAGTATACAGTTAAAGTTTTTGGTAAAAAAACTAAGTATAGAAAAATAGGTAGTAAGTATTATAGAATTAAAAAAGATGGCGAGTTAGCAAAGGATGCAGCCACAGGATTAGTGTTAGCAAACTTAAAAAATGCTGCAGGTTCAAGACTCGTATCTAGTCCAGATAAAATGTTAGCAACAGTACGTTCTGCTGTCAGTGGCACAAATAAAAAGGGTCAGATGGGCAGAGGTATGAAAAAGGCTATGGCATCTACAGCTAAAAAAGATGATGGAAGTAAGGCTAAATCAGATTTAGTAAGAGATATAGATAGGTCTAGACTAATGCCTAAAGACGGTGGCAAAGCAGCATTACGTAAATCTCAGGCTAAAGATGCATTTAGCGTTATGAAAAAAGATACTAACATAAAAACAGATGCCAAGCCACCTAAGAAGACAGATAAGAAAAAAGACATTAAAGAAATAAAAAAATCTAACCTTAAAAGTGTAAAGGTGACTAAAACAAAAGCTCTACAAAATAAACCTAAACAAGAAGTTAAAAAGAAAGTAGAGAAAAAGATTACAAAGAAGCCTGAATCTAAGTTGGATTCAAAGGGTAACTATAAAGGTACAAATGTAAAGCCTACAAAGTTACAATTAGATAGATTAAAGAAAAGAGGACTAGCATAATGGTTATGAAGAAGAAAACAAAATACATGGCAAAAGGTGGAATGAAGAAGACTAAGTACATGGCTAAAGGTGGTGCAGGAATGAAAAAAACTAAGATGTACTCTCGTGGTGGAGCAGCTAAACGTAAATAATGTCGTATCTTATAAGTAACGTACCACATTTTAAATGTTGGGTACGTAAGGAGTTCACTTGTAATCATATGAATTATCACGGTGAATACCTACACGCACTAGCTTTCGCAGTTAATACCATACCTGATAGGTCAC